TCTAATTAGGCGAGGCTGTTGACGATGCCGGAGATGTAGACCGTGTGAGCAGGCGACTCACAGAAGATGGCTTGGTTGGTGTAGGCGCGGAGTCCCACTCCAGCCTTGCCGGGGATCGTGAAAAAGATTTCGTCAGCCGGGCGGGTGGGGTCGTTGAGGCTAAGCTCACGAGCACCGATGCGGATAACTTCGTCCTGAGGGAAGATCATGCAATCACCCTCTTTAACGATGTTGTAGCTGTGGATCGAGAGCTTGCCGTTTTGGCCGATGTACTCCAAGACTTCAAAACCATTCTCGCCCTTTTTCTTGTTGTACGAACCGTCGAAGCGACGGAGTGCAGCAAGGTTAGAGGCAAGGTCGGACCAGGTCGAGGGGTTTACAAACACACAGGCGTCAACATCCAGACCGCGTTGAACGGCGGTAGAGACGGCGGACAGGATCTTAGCCATCGTGAGCTGACCGGTGACGGCCACGCTGTTACCGCGCCAGAGATCGTAGGCGGCGGCGTCGATGCCGAAGAGAGTGGCAGTGTTGGTCATGATTTTCTTCAGACCGGCCATTTCGGCGAAGGCGAAGGTACCGGCGCTGCCAGAGACTGCGCCGTAGAAGTAGATGCTCACACCGTAGGCTTCGATAGCCGTTTCAAGAGTGGCGATCGTGCCAGCGGTTCCGGCAGTGCCAGCCTCGACAGTCACTTTGCGCAGGATGGGGTCAACTGCCGACACCTTGAACGAGCGAAGCGAGTCCACGGCGGTGCTGTTGGAGGTTCTTGCGAAAACAATGTTAGCGTTCTCCAGGCCAGACCAGATACCGGTTGCCCAGGAGGCAGTGGTCACGGTGAAGGTCAGCGAGGTCGTGGGCGAGCCAACATCTTGCGTAGCGGCCATACCGATGTTGTCTTGACCGTAGAGGTAGGCAATTTCGAGGCGCTTGCGGCTCGATTTGAGCATGTTCTCAAATTTGGTGCTCATCACGCTCTTGAAAGAGGTGGCAGAGTGCGAGGCGCGAGCGGCTTGGTTGTAGCCAACCGTCGAGTCCAAAACAATGTCAGCGCCAGGCACGACAGCGGATTGCATCGCCATACCGACAGAGTCATTCAGGTCATAAGCCGTTTGGCTGTCGAGGCTGTAGGTAAAGCCTTGCTCAGCGGCCAGAACGACCGGCTGCTCATAGTGCTTGCCGTTTTGCAGGTCCGAAGGAACGAAGGGGATCATGTCCGCAAGCTTGGAGGCATCGGGAATTTCGTCGATGATGCCCTTAGCGTATGCAACTTTGTACAGAGAGTTGAGGTCGCCAGTGTTGATTGCCATTTGAAATATCCTTTCCCCTTAAAAGGGGCGAAAAAGTTGAATGAGTAACTCTGTTTCAACCCATCTTTAGGATAGCAGGCGCGTCCGATGACAGATTTTAGTATGGCCTCGTGTGGCCGCACGGCGCACGAGGCTATGCTTTTAAAGTAACGGAAAATCTAGAACGCGCAAGTAGTCGTCAAATTAGCCCGCGTTTTTTCAATTGCCATTCGCGAGAGGTCGGACGTTTGTCAGACGGTTTCTCTCTGCGCGTTTGCTCGACTGGAGTGGTGAGAGCGCTTGCGGGATTCTTGAGCTGCGATGTGTCGTATTCTCGGATCTTGTTAGCGACTTCAGGACCGAAGAGTTTTAGCAATGCCGGACCGTCGAGCTGCCGAACGATGCGCGTTTGCTCATCCTGAATGTCCTGGCGCACGAGCTCTGCCGCTTCTTTGGCGGACAGAGGCGGGTCGATATTATTCTTTGCCGACATTTGCATGTACCTAGCCATGCGGGCGACGGTTTCTTTCGTCTGAGGCACTTCGGTCGTCTTAAGTGCTTCGACAAACTCGACTTCGAACTGCTTGCGATACTTGTCGCCCAGTTCTTCCATGCGCTTTTTCTTAGACGACTCTTCGGCTTCCTTTTCCTTGCGCTCGTATTCCGAGAGCTTGGCCCGGTGCTCGCGAAGCTCCTTATCTTTGGGATCCATGAGCTCGTCCTCTAGGACTCGTGAAAGCTGAGCCTCTGACAGCTTGCGGGGGTCGTGGCCTAGTTTGCGGGCAACCTCCCAGAGCTTTTCAGGGTCTTTCATCATTTCGACGAACTGTTCAGCCTGCTTGCGAAGCTGCTTGCCCTCGTTAAGCTCGCGAGACGCCACCTGTTGATGCCGCTTGCGGTCACGGTAGGTCTTCAGCACCTCGTCCTCGTCCACCTCCTCCTCTCGGCCATCATCGTGTTTGATCTTAAGCTTGCGCACCGCTTCAGCGGCGGCTGCTTTAATGTCTCCGGCCTGCACATCTCCAGTAGGTGCGGCTGGGGCTGCGACAGGCGCGACGGCGGGCGTTGATCCGGGGGTTACTGCTTCCATGTTTTCTCTCCTTTGGCCGCTGCTGTGGGCCATTAAAGCCGACCTTGATGGTTAGGCTTGTTGTCCTTCAATAACGGCTGCGCTGGCGGGATCGGTCCCGGCGGGCGGCGATGGCATATTGGGCTGCTGCACTTCGGCGGCGGCCTGAGCTCCGGCAGGGGCCGGGTTCATCATTTGTCCCGGCATCGGCGCAGCGCCCGAGGGGTTGGGCGGGGCCGGGCGAGCGTTCGGGAACAGGATTGCCTGCATCCGAAGCACGTTAGGGTCATCGAGCATGTTCATGTGCTGCTGAATGTGGTCAAGAGCTGCTTGGATAACCTTGGGGTCTGAGCCAGTGCGCACCTCGGGATTGTTGAGGACTACGGCGTGCTCCAGAAGATGCTGCACATGATTGTCCGTGAAAAGGACCGGCATCATCTTGCCCTCAGAAAGCGCCTCGTTTTCGCCCTTAATCAGCAAAAGCTGGCTTTGTTTGGACTCGATAACAGGCTCAAGGCGACCGGTTGTGATGACCTGAATATACTGGTCCGGGTTGTCGATCATATTGCGCTCTGCCAGGGCGTCGGCCAGGTTGGTCTTGCCAGCCGTGGTGCGGGTTAGCGGGTTGCCCATGTCTACGAGTACGCGGCTGATCTGATCGAGGTCCGAGCCCTGGAACTGTTTCATAAGGGGTCGGTTGGACTTGCCGACAATGGCTGCGATGCGGGGCACAGAGGCAAACTCCTGAAGAATCTGAATGGTGGCCGTTCCCACGTTTTCAACCAGGCGGACATAGGACTGCTGCAAGCCCTGATTGAACTGAATGGCCATGGATTGAACGAGAGCCAAGGCTGCACCGCTCTTCAGCGACGCCTCGGGGTTTCCTCGGGCCACGGAATTGACGGCGGACAGTGTTTCGCCAACCTTGTCGAGCATTCCTAGGAAGTTGAAGATTTCCGCAGGCGTCTGGGTCAGGTTAAACGCTTCAGGCTTCCCAACCGATGGGTCGTACTCGGTTACGGTCAGACCGCCAGCAAGCTGCGACGTGGAGATGTCGAAGCCCTTGGGCACGAGCACGTTTTGAACGCCAAAGGTCGATTGGTTGGTGATGATTGTGGAATAGAGAATGTCCGTCGCCTCTTGAATCGGCAGCAGATCGAAGGCCACCGTGTAGCCGAAGATCGTTCCCAGCTCCTCGTCGGGAGCGAGACGGTAGACGTGAGTTTTCTTGTAGGGAAGCGGGCCGTCGAGAAGCACCGTCCCATTGTCGAGCACTTGGACCATGCGCCCCTGAGGTAGCGCCTCATTGGCAGCATGAAGCAGCGTGTAGACAAAGATGTTGTCGGAGTCCTCAATGCCAATGGCCTGAAGATTCGTCGTCGCGGCGTATTCCAGCGAGTCCATGGAATCGTCCAGGATTTTGTCGGCTATTTCTGCGTACTTGGCGGCCAGCGCGTGCTTGTTTTCGGCGTCTCGAAGGACGGTCCAAATCTCTTCCGAGGGGGCCTCAAGCGTGAAGTCGCGGATGCAGTTTAGCGGCGTGTAATTGGAGTACTTGATATCGCCTTGATAAACAGGCGATCCGGTGCCGGTCTTGCCGTAGACCTCGCCCCCGGTAACGTTCCATTCAACGCGAATATAGCCCTCGGAGAAGATGAGGCCGCCCTTTACGGCGTTCTTCAAATACCGCTCCATTTCCTTCTCGCGCATATAGTAGTCAAGCAGGCCGGTAGCCAAGACGACTTGCGCCTGGCTCTTCTCGTCCGAATTGGTGGCGCGAGGCTCAAAGACTGGGCGCTGCTGGGTGGTCATTGTCTCTAGGTGAGACAGGAGATTTCGGTAGTTGTTGACCGAAAGGGCCGTCAGTTCTCCCTGCTCCCCGGTCGGGTTAAGGCGACCGCCGGTGATGCGAGGGCGGTAATAGTACATCCAACTACGTCGATAGAGGTCCAGGCGACCGGTCAGCGACAGGAATTTGTAATAGTCCTCAACCTTGTCGAGAATCCGGTCACTGATTTCTTTGGATGGGGCAGCGGCCCAGTAGCTATTATCGTTTGGTTTTTGCGACATTTTTGACGATGCTCCTTATGCTCTCTGATGTTTCAGGAGCTTTGATTTTTCGGTTGGGTCCGTACAAGTTACCAATTGCGGCTGCATTTGGGGTCTGATGACTCTTGATATTATGCAGCCAAGCCTTGTGCGCTACAAATCCGTGATCGGCGGGCACCGGGTTTGAGTGATGCGGAGTGTGAATAAGAAGGTACATTAGGGCCGCGAAGTGATCGAAATGGCCATAAACCTTGGATCTGGCAAACTCCTTGCGGTTCTTGTCCCAAATTCCATTTTTCATGCAGCCGATGAGCATCTTGCAGCGAGGGTGGATAATGATTCGGCCTTGCTTGACCCATTCCCGCACGCGGTTGACCATTTGCTCCAGGCTTGAATCCTTTTTGACGGCCATGAAGTGCAAGCTGTGAATAGAAGCAAGATCGACGAGAAGATGTGGGTTGTTGTTGTCTGAGACGCGGCGGAACGTGGGCACACTCTGCGTCTCTTTGTCCAAGTCGGCCTTGATCGTGTAGGGGCTACGATCGTCAGACCAAAGCTCCCACTCCTTTTGCCGCACCGAGTCCCGCAGTGTCTTGGTTGTCCACTTTGGGCCTTCCATGGTCAGCTCGTCCTCGACAATCAGGGCGGCCTTGCGGAAGTCATAATAGCCAAAGATGAGCGCCGTGTGATCCTTGCGGCCTAGATCCTGCCCCGCGAGCTTGTGATAATAGCCATAGCAGTCGTCTTTGGGGATCTCCTGAATAAACTCGTCTTTCCACTCGCGACAGAGCGCCAGGTCGTCGTCGAGAATGAAGTGACAGAGATATTCCCGCTTCCACGTTGCTGACTCGAAGCCGCCAGACTCAAAGGCTAGGCGCTGCACGGTCTGCTCATCGACCATCGGGTTGTCGTAGATCGTAAAGCAGGCATAAGAGCCCTCTAGTTTGGCTCGTTCGGCGAAGTCACAAAACGAGTGCGCCGGGGTGTTTGGCGGCGTGCTGATCATGATGATCTCACAATCTGGGCGGTGAGTTGTGGCGGGGACAATGACCGACTTGTAGAGGTATTCCAGACAGTCGATAAACCCGGCCTCCTCAAGGATCATGAGGTCGGGCACCTGGCCACGGAGACCGTTGGGGTTCTTGTCGAGCCCGATGAGCTTAATCTCTGCGCCGTTTCTAAAGACCCACTTGGATCCGGTGCGTCTAAAAACTGGGCGCAGATGGTCCGGGCAGTCCTTCAGCACCTCGTCGAAGGCGGGAATAATGAGCTCTGACAGATCGGACAGAAAGGCTGTGCCGATCCTAACCTTGGCGTTTGGAGTGCGCAGGCAGAGGGCTACGGCCCTAGTTACGCCGTAATAGGTCTTGCCGAACTGACGAGAGCAACAGATGACTCGAAGCTGGCCGGGCAGGTTGTTGAGCGCGTCCTCGATGCGACGTTGTCCGCCGTGGAGCTTCCAGCGCAGATCGCCCCGACACCACTTCTCACGAATGGCTTGCTCCCTAGTCATCGCCCACCAAGATCGCGTCCAGGTCGGCGTCGGCAACTTCCTTCAGCGGTCTGTCCCCATCTCCCCCGCTGAGATTAATATCGACCGACGTCAGCTTTGGATAAACGTAGGGCATCAGATCGACGAGATATTTAACCTGAAGCTCAATCGGGAGCTTTCCAATACGGCTCAGGATCGCCTTGATTAGATCGACGTCGAGCTTCTCAAGCGCCTCCCGAGCCAGTATTGATTTAAGGTTCTTTGACCCCGGCGGTCTGCCCATGGGCTTGCCGGTTGCCTTCCCCACTTAAATATTTACTCCTTGGAGCGCGGACGAAAGGCCTGGCCAAGCGTTGTCGTATTGACGACCTTGGAGATTTCACTCACTGTTTTCACCAACTTAGGCAGTTCTTCAACCGCCTTTAATGCTCGATCAACTTCAAAGGCGCGGGCGCTGAGCTGGGAGACTTGTTGAGCCATTACATCGACTGTGAAGGCAAGGGACGCGGACTCCTTGGCTCGGCGAGACGCCATCTCGTAGATGATGCCCACCAACAGGAGAATGGTGACGGCTTGCCATGATTGGTAGAAAAGAGCGCTGACGAGCGCGGCAAAGAATGAATATTGCGGGAGTTGTCTCATGTGAACTCGTTTTCAAAGAAGATCCTGGCCTCGTCCGTGACGATTGAGCGCAGGTTAACTTCGGACAGGCTTTCTTCTGTAACGACCCCGCCCACGATGGTGAGCAGGTATCCGACATAATGCTGGCCTGCGCGACGAACGCCGACAGCCTTCATGGGGCCCTCTGGCGTGGTGTCGTCCTGCTTGGCGCGAAGGTCGAGGGTTACGCCGGATGTTTCATGTGAAACAATCTCTGGGCGGATTTTTCTAGGCCTGCCCATCTGTAGCCCCCTCTAGGTGCTGCTTAAGCTCGGGAATTAGCTTGGCGTCAGGATGGGAGGCGGCGGCGGCAATGGCGGCCTGGTGAGCGGCCTTAAGAAACTCCGCGGCCTCATGAACCATCTGAAACTTGCGATAGGGGTAGGTCCCATCTAGCAAGACGTTATGCACTGCGGCGAACGTGTGCATGGTCTGCACCTGACCCATAAGGTCGGCGGGGATCTCTGCGGCGTCGGGCGCGGCTGGGAATGGGACAAGCTTTGGGGGCTGGGTCATTTGATTGCTCCTTTTGAGGGCGTCCGTACTTGGATGGCCCGATGTTAGAGGTTCTAACGCAAGAATAAGCCAAGCGCCTTTGTTTTTCAAACTGACGCGGTAAACTATATTTTATGACTAAAGCGGATCTACGGCTGATCACTGAAAAAACAGCCCTACCTTTGTCTTTAGTCGCCGTTTTGCTGATGGGCCTGATAAGCGTCGTGGTTCGGGTGGGCAACATCGATGCGACTGCTGACGCGACTGCGGCGGAGGTTCAACACATTAAAGATGACCGGGTGAAGACCTATCTCCAGCACGACACTAGATTTCAGTCCATGGAGCGATCTCAGGCTGAAATGGGTCGCGATATTAAAGAAATCCTATCCAGACTTCCCAGAAAATAACATCTTTCGGTTATCCTAAAATCTCAAAGGGAGGTTTTATGGATAAAGCATTTGATCTGGGAGCATTGGTTGGCAAGCTGAAAGGCCGGGGTCTTGACCTGGCCGAAGAGAGCGCAAAAATCCTCGTCGAGGAAGTCCTCGACTGGGCACAAGAGAGCGTTGTTCTCTCTCCTAACAAGTTTGACGACTTGGTTGGGGCGTTTATTCCTCAATTGAAGGCTGCGGCTTTGGCCTTGGCTGACAAGATCGACGGCAAGGACGACTAATGAGCTGGCTGGGCGGGATCATTGCGTCAGTTTTAACGCATCTTGGTGCTCGATTTGCCGCCTGGCTTGTTACATTTTTGTCTCGCGCCTTTAAGCGTCGAGCTGACGATAAGAAAATTGACGACAGGGCTGAAGAATCCGTTAAGCCTGTTGAGGACGTTATCAAAGAGCCCCTACCGGCTCAAGACGACAAAGAGGCGCTTGAGAAACGCAAGGAGGCCCTTCGTGAAGCTGCTAAAAGTATTCTTGGCTAGCACCTTAGTTGTTGGCTGCGGCGGCATTAAGGCTCCCGACGCCCGATGGGGTCTTGTTAACCCCGCCGGCAAAGAGGTCGTTTCCTACAATCTAAAGAATGATTATGCTTATTCTGAGGACGGCATGAAGCTCAAGGCCAAGGCCAAGGCGGTTTATCTGCCAGTCGAGTCGCTTTGGGATATGGAGGGCTGGGTCTGTATGCCCCCGCAGGACTTCGCAAGAGCTCGTGCTACGGTTGAGAAGTTAATCTCGCGCCATCAAGAAGGCTGCAAGTAGCCTAGCGCCAGACGCCGCCCGCATAGCACCACTTAACGATCGTACTTTGTAGGATTGTACCGACCTTCTCTCGGTTAGCGTTTCGAGTCGCTTCACATTCGACGTGAACGACCCACCAATTAATTGCGACAGAGCGACTGGAAACCTTGCAGACCTGCCCGGCGACCTCGCACAGTATGGGCTCGTCTTGCCCCATAACGTGGTCGAGGAACTGAAGCCGGATCCACTTTCCGGCTGCGTCTCTTGGCACATTCATGTCATTCTCACAAAGTGGGCATTAACGCCCTTATCGACGATCACCGAGCCGAGGGTGGCCTTGTTGCGGTATTTGTTGCCGTACGCGAAGGCTAGGGACTGCGGATCAATCAAACATCCCGCGTTTGCCCAAAATATTTGATTCTCGTGATTGGCTGAGTATTGAACGCCGCCCCACGAGTGGATGTGCCCGATGACGGTTGATTTACGGTTTTCGAAGGCGGCCTTGTAGGCTCCGTTACGGCCAGAGCAGGGATCTCCATGCTCGTAAACCACGTTGTCGATCTCTATGCGATTGTGCCAGCTCCAGCCCTCTGGGGCCCTCATGATTTCTCGGTACTGCTTAAGGTACACGCTTGGAAGGCCGGCGGCGGCGGCGATGCGCCACGGTCGATGCGTATGGTTTGAGATGCAGGCCTGCGCCTCGGGGAAAAGCTCATAAAGCTTCTGCATAAATTCCATGGCCGCCTCGTACTCGTGCCCTGCCGAGTAGAGTTCGGGAACCTTCGGATGCACTGACAGACCGTGGGCGTCAACCTCATCCCCGAGGCAAACAATGCGCGTGGGTTTAAATTCCTTTTTGAGGTACGCCAGAAAGGCGAGTGCATCCAGATTGTGAAACGGCGCGTGTAGATCGCTTATCGCTAGAACGACTTCTTTGCCCGCCACTAACCCTCCCCAGAGTTAAGAACCGTCAGGTTAGTGTAACCTAGGGTTGGGGGTTAACAATGTTGGTTAGGGCGGTCAGGTTAGAGTTTCTTGTGATCGATGACGTGCATATAACGGCGCGGGAAATTGCCGAGATGATCACCGAGGCGATCCAGGTTCATGTCGAGTGCCGCAGGGTTGAGTTTAAAATCATCGAGGATCACGAGATTGCGTCTGACCTCGCTCCTGAGCTGGGAATGGCCGAGGCCTAACGTGCTGTTTAACCTAGAATTTGAGGGTCATCCGGTTTCAGTAAATAAGGCGTACTCGACGGCTCGATTTGGCGGACACCGCTTCCGCTCACAAGACTACGCTGCGTTTAAAAAGCGTGTGGAGCGCCTGGTCGGGCCCAAGAGAATCGAAGTCACGCATGGGCCGCTCTCCGTAGAAATCGACCTACACGCGCCTGATTGGTTCACTAAAGGCGGTTTCGTGCGCAAAAAAGACCTGGCAAACTTTGAGAAGACGCTCGTCGATTGTGTCTTCACGGCCTTGGGCCTTGCACGATGCGCTGATTTTTGAGCTGCGGATGCGCAAGGTCGTCGGACCCACGCAGAAGACTGCGCTCAGAATCTTCGACCTCGGCGCGTTTTAAAGCGCCTTATGCTCGACCGTTGGCTTCGTGACACAAGATCCTTTGATCTATGTCCACATGCCAGCCCAGGGATCGAAGATGGTCGGCGACGTGCGGGAAGGCCTCCAAAAACGTCCAGCGCCCATTGTGCCAGCTAACCGTTCCCCGGTGATGATCGCCGCAGAGAGGCAGGATGTTGTGAGCGTCGTCGCCATAACACCGGCGGGTCTTCACATGATGCGCCTCAGACGGTCCCTCGCGCCCGCAGGCGACGCAAGGGAGCTGCCGAATAGAGGCGAGAAACTTCGGGTCGCTATTTACGGCCACGAGCCGCCAACATGAAGGCCATGGCCTGCTGCACGAAGTCGCTCATGCTCTCATGCACGTTGCCCGAAGTGATATGCTCTTGAGCCAGGCGGAAAAGATGCTGCGGAATCAGCACATTGAGGCGCTTGGGCGGCTCGACGTATTTAAAGGGCCGACCGATCTTAGGCTTTGTCATCTGCGCTCTCATTATTTGGCCTGTTTAAGCACGCTTCTAAAGCGCGTTCAAGGCTGCGCAAATAGGCCTCACGCTCGGGCGTAGGCACGCGATCGATGAAGCTCGCAGCTAGCACGGCGTCTGTTGGTGTTTTGATGGCGGCCAGGATCGCCTTGCGCTCGCGGTTGCCCCTGTCCCACGCNGGGCCGACGTCGATGTATTCAAAGGCCCAATCGTGTGTGCAAAGCATCTCAGACAGCTTCATTTGACCTCCGCCTGTGCGGCAAGCTTGCGCCAGCGCCAGCGTGCGTTGGCAATTCGTCCACGATCAAGCGTCTTCCCTTGTGCGGTCCTATAGCCCTGAGCGTTTAGGGTTTCGGCAATGCGCCAGTCCTCCATGCCTTGAGCGCGTAGGTCTTGGCATTTTAAAAACCACGGGGGCAGTTTCCCGCCCTGAGACCCCGCGAAGTGCTTCAGGGCTGCCGCCTCAATTCTGGGCCAGACGCGTTCAATCCTGAGATTCATGTGTGCAGCCAATAGTTTCGCCTCTGCGTCGGTCATTTGACCTCCATGGCTCGAATGTCCGCGATTAACTCCTTGGCGATGCGGATGAACTCGGCGGGGTTATCGATCCCATCAAGAGCGTTGACGCACTCGACGATGCGGGATGCAGCGGCAAATGA